AAAATTTTACGATAGAGCAAAATCATATTTATATGACAACTATGCAGGACAAACTTCTACGTTAGTTACTAGAAGCGGCAATGTAGTCAATCTTGGCAGCTATAATGTTGTTATAGACACACTTGCTGCGAGTGCTTTTGCATTTGATGGCTCAACATTTACATTAAAAGCTGATAACTTTATAGGCACATTACAAACAACTGGCACATTAACACTTTTAAACGGAGCATATAATACCGATCCAAGATATATAGCATTAACTCTCGATGGAGCATCTATAGCAATTTATGATAATATTGGTGATTTAAGATACTATTCTAATACTGATCAGAACATAACATTACCTTTGAGTTCTACTGGATTATGGACTTATAAATATGCAAAACATGCACACAAACTAGGACAGGGATCATTTACCGTTGCTGGTGGTGTTATTAATATATCTCCAATATCTATACCAGATGTATTCGTTTTAGAAACTTCCGTAGAAACCGTAACATCATATTCAACTTTTGATACCACTCAAAAAATATATGATTACCTTTCATATTACAGAACCACTAGTTCTGGTTTAGATTATGGAGATTTAAATCTATATTCATCCACACTTGATGTCGGTTCAAATAATATAATTCTTTTTGATTCTGCTTCACCAGCATTTAGTTATGATGGTTCTACATTTACTTTAAATAGCTTAAATCTTTCTGGTGCTGCGATTACAACAACAGGTACAATAAGCTTATCTGGTAATAGTTCAATTTCTGACATTACATTAACCACAGATGTCTTGGATCAAACACCAGCTGATTTAACAAACGTCACAATCAATGGTATTTTAGCTTATAACACTGATTCTCCAGCTTCTATTACATATACAGATACAACAGTAGATACAGTTGTTAATAATGGAACTGGTACTGTTTTAATTCAACGTGTCAATTCATCAATTAACAATGCGACAGATCCAGAGATTGATGATTATGCTCCAACCGTTATTAATATTACTCCAAATGGCGGTAGTGTAGCTATCTATGATGATAACGATGTTAGACAGTATTTTATTACTACTAATTCTTCTGTGGTTCTTCCTTTTGATGCTACTGGAACATGGTCTTATAAAGTTGCAAAATACGGATATCATTTAATTGAACAGCAGTTCACGATAGATTCTGTTAATGGAGCAACAATTAATATCGTTCCAAACTACATTCCAGACACTTTCATTAATGAACTTGAAGCAAACGTAGCAAATTATACAGATCTAAATACAGCAAACGAAATACATGATTATCTGATGTATTTCCAAACCCTTTCAACGGGTATTGATTATGGTGATTTAGAATCCGAATCATTTGGAACTATTACGTTTACAGGAAGTGTTGCCTTGAGTTCAGATGCAACTCAAATGGTTTCTCTTTCTGGAAGCACATTAGTTTTAAAATCTACAAACATAACAGATGATATTATTTTTGTTTCTCCCGGAGACATAACACAACACGCAGGAAATACAATTTCTGATGGTGTAAAATTAAGAACGGCTTCTCTTGATAGTGAAGTTTATATGAATTTGGTTGATTCATTAACATTATTCCCAAGTGAATTGCTCAGAGATAATAATGATTTAACGAACAGTATATATTTAGCAAGCCCAACAATTTATAGATTTAAATATGGTTCTGTTGTTAATGGAGTAACACTTAGTAACTTTTTATATGCAAGAGTTTCTACTGGAGGTTCTGTTTTATTGATCAAGAGTCCTATATCAATTGGAACAAACACAATTGATTTTGGAACCACTGGAAATTTGACAACAATTATTAACAATTTAAAAGTTGTTAATGATGGTGTTAAGAAATCAAGCATATTGATTCCACATACAACTAACATATAAATATAATATATGTCTTATCCAACCCAACCCGTTTTACCAAATTCTTTTCATGGTAGCACAACATTTAATTCACAAATTAAAAGTTATGATCACTTGGCACAAAGAATCAGGAGAACCTTGGGAGAGCCTCTTGTTCAAATTGAAATAAGCAGTGAACAGATTTATGAATTAATTGATATTGCAATTGAATATTTTACAAAATTTGCAGGAGAAACAGAAGAGTATCTAATTTTTAGATCAGATTTATATATCAGTGGATACGGTCTTCCGATTGGTAGATTGTTCAATACATCACCAGAAATGTACAATTCAAATCCAGATAGTTTAACACCAAACTTAAGCGGAGGAATGGATTTTGACATGGATGAATATAGACGAGTTGTTGATGTTTTTTCTTTTAACGAAGGAAATAATTCTGGTGTTAATACTCTTTTTACAATTGAACATACTATTGCTCAACAAGCATATTTTGGTCATTTACTTGGTAATGTTGGATATGATTTAGTTACTTGGTATGCATTAAAAAATTGGTTGGATACTAGAGAAAAAATGTTGGCACTTACACCATATTTAAGATTTGATCCAGATACACAAATTTTAAAAATTATACCAGAACCAAGTAAAGCACAAACGTACTTTGGTTTGATTGGATGTAAGATGCAAAAGCCAATAAAATATTTGGTGTCCCAACTTTGGGTATATCGTTATACTTTGGCATTGACAAAAATAACAATCGGACATGTTCGTGGAAAATATTCTGGAACAAATTTATTTGGAGGACAAACAGTTAATGCTGCTGATTTGTTAAGACAAGGTGAAAAAGAAAAAGACGAGCTTGAAAAAGAATTGATGAGCGATATGGTAGATCGTTCTCCAACAAGATTCTTTATTGGTTAATGAATAAATTCACAAGAAAAAATCCAAATTTTACACAAGGAATTTATCAACCAAAAAATAAAAATAAATATATTGGTAGAGGTGCTATAGTATATAGAAGTTCATTGGAACTAAAAGCTTTTCGTTATTTGGATAATAATCCAAACGTATTAAGTTGGTCTTCTGAGTCAGTTGTAATACCTTATGTGTCTCCTAAAGACGGGAAAACACATAGATATTTTGTTGATCTTGTTGCAAAACTAAAATCAAAAGACGGAGAAATTAAAAAATTATTAATAGAAGTAAAACCAGAAAGACAAACTAAACCACCAACTATATCAGCAAAGAAAAAACAAAAAACTATTCTGTATGAGAATTATACATATGCAATAAATTGTGCAAAATGGGCAGCAGCAAAAGATTGGTGCGGAAGAAAGGGATATATTTTTATAATTTTAAATGAAAAACATTTAAATTGATATTGTACCGTGTAAGTAATTATTAGCATCATATATGAGCAATGTTTATAATCTATTAGTCGAATCACCTTGTTACGAATTAAAATATTTGGTTGAGGAGCAAAATAGGAATGCACCATCAACATTAAAGGTAAAAGGACCATTCTTAATGGCAAACAAACCAAATAGAAACAACAGGGTCTACCCACTAGAACAAATGGTTGAAGAAGTTAATCGTTATACATCTGAAATGATTGTAAACAATAGAGCAACTGGTGAATTAAATCATCCAACTTCACCAGAAGTTAATTTGGAAAGAGCTTGTCATTTAGTTACAGAATTAAAACAAAATGGCGACATTTTTGAAGGAACATCAAAAATCCTTTCAACCCCAATGGGACAGATCGTTAGATCACTTATTATGGACGGTGTTAAACTCGGAGTTTCTTCAAGAGCACTTGGTAGAGTAGAACCAAATAAGAGTGGCGTTGGAATGGTTTCTGATTTTAGATTAGTTGCAATTGATGTTGTTGCTGACCCATCTGTTCCAACTGCATTTGTAAATGGTATATTAGAATCAAAGCAATGGGTTTTAAGTGACAATGGTGAATTAGAACCATTTTATGAAAATTTTGAAAAGAAGATTTCAAATCTTCCTAAGCATAATTCGAAACAATATTTAAAAGAGTGTTTAATTGATTTTATTAATAAATTAAAAACTATTTAATTTGTAAATTTAATTAGATAAATAATACTATATGGAATTAAAAAAACTCATCTCTAAATTTTTAACAAATCTTTGTGAAGACAAATTTTCCGATGCAAATAAAGATTTGCAAAAAATCGTTGAGGAAAAAACAAAACAAAAGATTAAGAAAACATACGAAAAAGTTTCTTCAAAGAACAAGAAGAAAAAAGAAAAGTGCGATGATAAAAAAGAAAAATCATCCGATGTTTTTAAAAAAGAAAAAATGTAATGATTTGTAATCAAAGAAAGGTAAATAATAATATATAACATGAAAGATTTTTCTGAAATACTTAAACAAATCGATGAAAGCGTAATCGATCAAGAAACAGCAAAAGCAATCACAGAAGCATTTGAAGCTGCTGTAAACGAAAAAGTAGAATCAAGAACAAAATTGGAAGTTGAAAGTGCTCTTTCAAAACAAGATGATGATCATGCTAGTAAATTAGAAAAATTATTGGAAGCTATCGACAGCGACCATTCTGATAAATTACAAAAAGTTGTTGAAGCCATTACAGAAAATCATACACAAAAATTAGAAATGATTTCTAGTTTCTATAAAAAGGCTTTATCAGAAAAAGCCGAAGATTTTACAAATAATATTGTTGAAAAGGTCAGCACTTATTTGGACTTGTATCTGGAAAAAATTTTACCAGAGACACAATTAGAAGAAGCTGTTGCGAACACATATGCTCGTAAACAGCTTGATACTATCCGTGAGTTGGTTGGAATCGACAAAGATTTTGTTGATTCATCAATCAAAGAATCAATTAGCGTTGGTAAAACAAAAATTGATGAACTCTCGGAAAAATTGAATGAATCTTATAAAGAGAATGAAACTCTCTTAGAAAAGATTAATAAGATGGAATCACATATCCTTTTAGAAGAAAAAACTAAAGGAATGCCATCAGTCAAAAAAGACTTTATATTCAAGTTATTGAACGACAAGAACGGTTCTTATATTGAAGAGAATTTTAACTATGTTGTTGAGATGTTCGAACGTAGCGAATCAGAAGCTACAACTGAACTTGTGAAAGAAGCAAAGCAAAAGGCTGTAAGCCGTGATGCTAAAGTTATTCCACAAAAAGTTGTAACAGAATCCGCTACAAATATCGACAGTGACTTTGGTCCTGTTAACGAATATCTGAATGAATTAATGAGGAAGTAATTCCTTTTTTAATTCGTATTCTATCCATAGGAGAACAAATTATGAGAAAAGTTAATCCATCAACAGGCTACATTGATCGCTCACGCGCCCAACAGCTTGTAGAAAAATGGGCACCAGTCCTCAATTACAGTTCCGATAAGGTTTCTGCAATCGAAGACGAACATGCTCGTTTAACTACTGCAATCCTCATGGAAAACCAAGAACGCTGGTGTATTGAAGAAGCCGGTAGTAATGTTTCTGGTGCTGGTGGGGTTTTCGGATCCCCTGCATCTGGAGACATCTACGGCAACAACGGCAATGTGGTTTCCGGTGATAGATATGCAACAGGAGACTCTCGCTTACCTAAGATTCTTATCCCAATGGTTCGCAGAACTTTCCCTGAGCTTATCACAAATGAGATTGTTGGCGTACAGCCAATGAGTGGCCCAGTCGGTTTAGCTTTCGCTCTCCGTTATCGCTATGAGGCAGATAGTCTCGGTGCAAATGGACTTGATGGTTATGCCACAGGTTCCACTACATCTGGTTCTAACGGTCTTGACCGCAGAGAATCCGACAACGCCGAATTAGGCTATCAATACTTGGATACTCGATTCACAGGAACAAGCTCAACATTCTTATCAGGTCATAATGATTTTTCAATCATTGGTTCTGATCGTGGTGTTGCTGCTATGCTCAAAGATTTCGAGTTGACTGGTAACATTCCTCAAGTTACTGTAGAATTCAGCAAGACAGCAGTCGAAGCCGGTACACGCCGCCTCGCCGCTCGCTGGTCCGTTGAACTCGAACAAGACTTGAAGAACATGAATGGTTTAGATATCGACTCTGAATTAACAAACGCTATGTCGTATGAAATTCAGGCCGAAATCGACCGTGAAATGGTTATCAGAATGATTCAAGTCTGTCTCAATGCTGGTAAAGGAACAGGATACTCGTTCTGGTACGCTCAGTCAGCCGACGCACGTTGGTTGGGTGAGAGAAACCGTGACTTCTACTCAAAGGTAATTGTCGAAGCTAACCGCATCGCAATTCGTAACCGCCGTGGTAGTGCTAATTTCATTATCGCTACACCTCGCGTTTGCGCAATCCTTGAGATGTTGCCCGAGTTTCAGTGGATGCCAGTAAACGGAAACATTAACACCCAGCCAACAGGCGTTGCCAAAGTTGGTACATTGGGTGGTCGTTTCACCGTTTACCGCGACACACGTACAGACGCTCAGTATCTTGCCGGACAGCGAAATGCAGCTTTGGAGTACGCTCTTTTAGGTTACAAAGGAACAGAATACTATGATACAGGTATTGTATATTGCCCATACATCCCAGTTATGATCCAGCGCACAATTGGTCCTAACGACTTCTCTCCAAGAGTTGGTCTTATGACCCGTTACGGCGTCGTTGATCATATCTTCGGTGCTAACTTATACTACCATACTATCATCGTTTCTGGTCTTGGAACTGCCAATGTCGCTCAAGACAACGGCCGTTTATACCTCTAATAGTGTAATTCGTAGTACAATCAAAGAAAACCCACTAGTAGAAATGCTAGTGGGTTTTCTCTTTTTAAAAATAAATAAAAAATTATTGCTCAATAATTTCTGAATCTGTCAATTGAAGTTTTTCTCTTCTACTTGGTTTATCAAACAACTGATTCATTATTTCGTCTCTTGTTGCAATAAGAACATTGGTAGTATTCGGAAGAACTGGTTTTTTGCTATTTGCTGCTATTTCAAGTTTCTTCATTTCCTCATTACTTTTGGTTTGCTTATTTTGAAGATTAATTTTATTAAGTTGATCAAGTGCTTTGGTTGCGGCATTTATCAAAGTAGATAGAGCAGCTATTTCTTTTGGGTCGCTTCCTGTTAGCACAGTGTCTTTCAAAGACTGTACTGCACTTAAAGTAGAATCTACCAACTCCGATGATTTCTTATAAACGTATTCACCTACATTTTCATCTGTGAGTTTTTCAGTTTCTGGTTCTTTTTTTCTTGTTAAAAAAGTTGGTGCAATTTCATCTGCTTTAAGTTCTTGTATAATTGAATCGATTTCGTCACTCATAATTATTGATCTTTTGAATATTTAGTATAAATAGTAACATGAATCAAGTAACAATTCAAGGTGTAGGTACATTTTATATTGATAATGAGAAAGTTCAAGAGCTTATCAGTTGGCTTTCAATGAATCAAGGTGTTAAAACGCCAAACCCAAATGATACATTGGGAGAAATTAATAATTCATTTTCTGGAAAAGAACTTCTGAAGGGTTAATTCTCTTGATTTAAAAAAAGTTTGAGTTATCCTTTTAAATAAAGGATGAACAGATATCAAGATTTGTGGGTTCAGAAGTATGCCCCTAAAAATTTAAATGAACTAGTATTGTCTTCGGACAATAGAGAGTTCTTTTCGACAATAAATGACGATACTCCACATTTATTGTTTTATGGAAATGCTGGTGGTGGAAAGACATCGCTTGCCAAGATTATAGTTAATGACATATTAAAGTGTCAATATCTTTATATAAATGCATCGGATGAAAATGGTGTAGATACTATTAGAAACAAGGTAATTTCATTTTCACAGACTAGTTCATTGGATGGTAAGAAGAAGGTTATTATTTTGGATGAGGCAGATGGTCTATCTGGTGAAAGTCAAAGAATACTAAGAAACGTAATGGAGGAATATGCATCTACGACTAGATTTATTCTAACTGCAAACTATTTTAAGAAGATAATTGAACCATTACATTCCAGATGTTTATTGTTTAACATAATCCCAACATTGGATGATTGCATCAAAAGGTGCTGTTTTATATTAAAGTCGGAAAATATTAAAGTAGAGGAAGACCAAAAGCAAAGATTGGTAGAATACATAACCAATAACTTTCCAGATATACGAAGAATTATCAATGATTTACAAAAATTTTCTGTTAGTGGAGTTTTAACAATAAAAGAAACAAACCAAGTTAAAAACTTGGCAGATAATATTTTTTCTTCCCTTTGTTCAAATTTAAGTCCATTAGAAATAAGAAAAATTGTTATTTCCGAGGAAAAAAACTTTGGATCTAATTACCAGAACCTTTTAAGAGAATTATTTGAAATTATATACGATTCAAATCTGTCTGAAGAAAAGAAAAAAACAATAATGCTTGATCTCGGAGAACACATTTATAGAGACAATTTTGTACTTGATCATGAAATAAATTTCTTTTGTTGTATTTTAAACAT